CGCGTCTTGTTCGAGGTTGAATATGTTGCGTTTTATTCGTTAGTTTCGACAACGAAATTCTACCATGATCTCGAATAACCTGTAATATCTGTTTTACACAATGATGATAATCATTATCTGCGATAAAATTTTCAGAAATATAGAGCATATGATCGGATAGGTGCTTTGCTAGACTGATTCCGTATGACATTTCCTGTTCCGTTATAACAGGAAAATCAATATTCACGCCTCCGGCAATAACCAATGCAATTTGCATTGCCATTTGAACTGTGCGATTATAAATAGATTCGAATCTTTTTTCTTTTTCTAATTCGGCACGATAATTGTCTATGTAAGTTTCAAAGTCATCAATCAAATCTTGTGCGTTTTCATTTAATGGAACAATTTGAGGATATACATTGAAATGAGATAAATCTCCTAATTGGGTATGATTTATTTTTTTATCTTTAATTTTTTTTATTTTTTCTATTAATTCAATAGGTGGTTTTTTTTCAATATTTTTTTTTCTATTTCTTTTAGGATTTGTTTCTTCTGATTCAAAAATAAACATTCTTGAAAGAAATCCATTTGTTATAACATTAAGATGAAGAGATTGATAAAGAGCCTCCGGTACAGTTGTTCCATATATACATAAATTTGGATTATCGATTTGAACTTGTTTTTTTGTGTCTGCATATAATTTTCCGTAAAACATTTGATTGGCTGTGTTATATAAACGATTCAAAACAGTTACGATATTTGAAAGATGCGCAGGGGCCAAAGTCGAACTAGTTGTTTTAAGGAATAAACCTATTTCATCCAATAAATATATTTGTGATTCAAATCCTGGAACCGAAAGGTTATTTACTATTGCAGTGTCACTGGCGATATCCTCCCCGCTCGCCATGTGCCCGCATCCGGCGTAATGAAAGATATCTTTTATTGCTTTTCGAGCTGCTTCTTTTCCACATCCAGATGACCCGACGCCAAGACAATAAATATTTGTTCGCAACTCCGAGGAGGTTTGAATTTTCCTTCCCTCCAATGCTCCAACGGCAGATAATGCGGCTCCCACGGCCAATATTGGTTGATATTTTATTGATTTATAATTTATGAAATCTATGAATTCTCCGACGAGTCCAGGTGGATGCAATAATTCTTCTGGAAATGGTTTTTTTTCCATTCTCTTTTGCGGTGTTATTAATTTTGGAATTTCAGTGTTTTTTTCTTTTTTTGTTTCATAGGTTGTTACCCATCCTGATTTTTGTGCTTCATGAAATAATGTTGCTATGGTAATGTCAGTTGGTTTTAATCCCTTCCATCGTTTAGCGTCATCTTGTGGATTATATTTTTCACTTTTTTGTGACCATTCTGACCATAATCCGTAAGATGATTTGCTTCCTGTAGATTTCAAGGCCATTCCAATTTTGATCCATGTATCGCGGTCATCAGAATTTAAAAAAGCAAGTGCTGATCTAATTTCCCGAATTTCTTCAGGCGGCAAAGTCTCTTCATCAAAAGAATTGTATTCGAATATTTTTCTATTTTTTTCGATATGATTTATCCAATCCGGCAAAGGGCTAATGCGGGAAAGTAAATTATCAACGTCCTTTTCTTCAATATCATCATAAACTAAATATTTAATACCGTCTGGTGCAATAACGTACCCACCATTTGCTCGAAGGTCACAAGAAATTGAATTGTCAATAAATCGAGTTCTTGAGTTTAAACCAGTGTATTCAATTTTATAGTATAGATGCAATCCTCCGTTCATTGTTTCAACCTTGAATGTATCCGGCAACGGGCCATAATTTTCTTCGATATCTGCCATTGTTTCTTCGCGTGTGCGTGGATCAATAATCCCTTCGGGGTTCTTTTCTGTTTTACTTCCGGGAATAATTTTACCGACATCAATATCAATAACTATAATTTTATTAACGTTTCCGGTTGGAATTCCGATTAGAAAATCATCGTGATTTTTGAATTGAAGATTTAATTCAGAAACATTGGACGTAGCCGCATAAAAACCTAGATGCACCGCTGGAGATTTATTCGGGAGACACGCAAAAATTTTAATACCCTGATTGGCGTACTTTTTTATATATTCATTCATGAAATTTCTTTATTTTGAGTAAAAATTCAACAACAATCAATCTGCACGGCATATTGATTTCCTGTTTTTGATAAGAGGATATGAATATTACAATAAATTAAGATAAATTAAGATAAATTAAGATTAAAATCTTTTGCCAAAATCGATTCGACCAGTTGGCTCATGTTACCGGACAATTTGATTCTTTCAACAAAGCTTTGCGTAAAAGTAAAAGTTTTTTTAATTGGATATGATTTATAGGTCCGTTTTTTTTTAATTTTATTTTTTGAATTTTTTAAAATTGCCGTAACGCGGTTTTCGATAAACGCAGACGTGTTATGTCCAGGAATTGATTGAACACGTATTGCAATTTCTGAAATCAATCGCTGATCGAGCGTCAGCGATATAGTAGTATATTTGATTTGAGTATTACTATCACGATATTTTTTCTTTTCTTCCATTTTTACCTACTTTATTTGTATAAATAAAAAGTATCTTCTTTTGCATGAATTATTCATTTGAAAATTTTTGTCAAAAATAGCAGTTTAATATTATCTTGTCAAATAAATTACATCTGATAGCTAAATTTTTACCAAATAAAATCAGTCGGCCATGAATTGCAAAATATTTTATAGTATCCGGGGTTTTCTATTTGAAATAGAGCCCATGCGTGGTCTTCATCCTGTGCGCGCACTGTTTGGGCAATCGTATGTCGTGAAAAAAATAAAGTAGAGCGATCGCACTGTTTTGCTAATATTTTAAAATATTTCATATTTTTTCCTCGATTAAAAATATTTTGCGGCCATATATTTTATTTTCCATGTCATCATTAAATTTTTCTTCAGCTTGAATTTTATTTTCAGCTTCAATTTCAATTTCTATGTTTGAACCGCGTCCCCCACTGGCGGAAAGAGAACCGGAATTGCAAATTATTTTAAATTTTTTCATAATGACCCCTCTCTTTTTATTATTTATTGTTGACAAGATCAATATACAATTTATCTTGTCAACCGTCAAGTAATTTAAAAAAAAATGGAGAAATTATGTCGAGCGACATGACAATAAATTTGCAATCTGTACAAATAGTTTGATTCTTTTTAAGATTTAAAAAACGTTTTTTTTCTTCGTTGTCCAACAAATCTGAAAATCCATTGTTTTGTTGGGTAATTCTTGATTTACAAATTTTGCAATTCATTTAAATACTCCGAATGCGGTCCCTCGCTAGTTTTTAACGTCCCTGTACTTATTATGTCGGATTATAAAAGAAAAACTTTAAAATAATTTTCCCTGCTCTCTTAATTTTTTATTTCGAGTTTCCGCAATTTTAAAATATTCGGCATCTAATTCAATTCCAATAAAATTTCTATTTGTATTTATACACGCCACGCCCGTAGACCCCGAACCCATACAATTATCAAGAACCGTTTCACCTTCCAGGGTATAGGTTTTTATTAAATATTCTAATAAATCAACAGGTTTTTGTGTAGGGTGTATTATATTTTTTAAATCTCTATTTATTTTTATTAGTTGTATTGGATATCTTGTAGAATTATCTCTATATTTAATTGGTTTTATTGATTCATTATTTCTTGCGATAGTTTTTGAAAATCCTCCATCTCTGTTTTTATTATTAACTATTTTTCCAATATGTTTTGTTTTTTCTGGAAAAAAACTACATTGTTTTTTATAAAATACTGAAATATTTTCTATAACTTTTCCCGGTCTTCTTTTTACTTGAAAAATATTTGTAATTCTTTCTTTTTCCCAATACCAATCATATTTATAATTTTTAATATTTGATAATCGTACATGCGATGAAAATGGTTATTGCCCAAAAATAAGTATTGCACCATTATTTTTTATTATTCTATTATATTGATTCCAAAGTAATTCAAAATTAATTATCTTATCCCACTGGAGGGATGTTGTCCCATAGGGAGGATCACATAAAATTAAATCAATAGATTTATCTTTTATATCTTTCATTATTTCAAGACAATCGCCACAAAACAATTTAAAATTATTCTCCTTTAACAATGCATTTATCCTCTATATTGTCTTTATTTATTTTTTATTTTCTCACAAATAATTTCTTTATATAAATTTCCAATTCTATTTGAAAATGCTGATTTTGTTTTATGATAATTATTGTATTGCCAATTTCGCATTCTTTGATTGTAACATTCACGACATTCCGTACTGCTATAATAATTAGACAGAGAATCAATTGATCGAAAACACGTTGAACAAATCATGATATTATACCATATTAAAATTGGTTTCGTTTTCCAGAGTAATCTTAATGTTTTTTTCTTTACATATTTTTACACCAAGATAAACGCCTGTTTTTAAAAAACAAGAATAACATTCTTCGAAAGTTATTTCTTTATTTAATTTTGTGCAAAACATTAGATTTTATTGCTTTTTTTAATATTATCTATCGCCCATAAAGGTTGTAAATTTGTATAATGGAAACATTTTTTTTGTTCTTCTGGATTACTTAAGTCAAATGATGCACATGGTTTTATATGATCAATGTGCCAACCATAAAGAGAGTGATTCTTCCATGTCATCCCTTGTTTAAATTGTTTTTCAAGGTGTTTTTTTAGTTCTTGCAATGAGCAGCCCACTAAATTCATTGTAGAATTGCTTTTTTTATTATTTTTCAAAGCATATCTAATTCTATTTTTTAATAATAATTTCATTTTAAATGAAATATCTTTTTTTCGTTTTTCTTTTTCCCATTTATTACGACGTTTATTTATTTTTTCTTTATTTTTATTTGTATATAGCTTGTTTCTTTTCGAAATTTTCTTTTTATTTTTTTCGTTATATTTCTTGCTCCATTCTTTTATTTCTTTTTTATGTGTTCTATAATATTTTTTATCATATTTTATTTTTTTGTCTAAATTTTTAAATCTATAAATTTTGTCATATTCTGCTTTTTCTTTTTTATGTTTATAATTGTATTTATTTTGATATTGTAATATTTTTTCTCTATTTTTGTAATAATTTATTCGTATTCTTTTTAAATTTTTTATTCTAATTTTTTCTTTTTTTTCTGGGGTAATATTTTTAAAATATTCTTTATGTCTATGTATCCCACATTTTTTAGAACAATATTTATGGGAGTGTCTTCCGTAAAAAAATCTTTCAAATGGTATTAAATTTTTACAAATTATACATTTTGGTTTTTCTTTTTTCCATCTTTTTTTTGATTCTTTTATTCTATTGTTATGTATAAATTTTGCTCTTTCTTCTTTATTCATATTTTAATTTTAGAATTTTTAATATCCAGTGATGTATCACAATACATATCCAAAGTGATACTTGTGCTAGAATGGCCGACGTATTTACTTACACTTTTTATGTCAATTTTGTCAACGCTTATTTTATAAGTAATAAAAAAATGTCTTAAATCGTGAACTGTCATTTTTTTATTTATCTTTTTTTTAAAAATATCATGTATTTTTCGCCATAACATTTTTCGACAATATCTATGATATCTACCTGAATAAAAGAGATTGTCTATTTCAGAATTATTAGGATATAATTTTTTTATTTCATATAATAGTTCATTAGGAAGAAATACGAACCTCTCCTTTTTTCCCTTGCCAACAATTCGTACTTTTTTATTTTCCTTATCGTAGTCTGTAATATCATTATTTTTTATTCCAGTTAATTCACTAATCCGAAGACCAGTCATTGTTAAAAATCTTATAATTAAAATTATTTTTCGTTCTTGTTCAGAACTATTTGATTTTAATTTTGTAACTTTTCTAATGTCTTCAATAGTAAGTGATACCTTTATTTCACGTGACGTTTTTCGTGATACATTTTTTAATTGTTTCAGAACTTCAACAGGATTGTATTTAATCTCTCCAGCCATTACTAAAATGCGAAACATTTTTGATAATGATGCAATTTTTCTATTGATGGTGCTGTTTTTCATTCCTTTTTTTTCGAGGTATTGAATATATGAAAGTATATCATTAGCGGTAACTTCTTTTTGTTCTTTATTTATATATTTAAAAAAAAGATTAAAATCTGATTGATATGCAAGGCGTGATTCTTCTGAAAGTGAAGACCATGCGGCACGTTTTATGTCTATCGCACAATTATTGTCAAATTTTATTAATTCGTGTGTCACATTAGCCTCATTAATTGTTCATCGAAATCTTCTGATGAAATTTTTTCTTGTTTTTGATTTATTTCTTGTTGCTCTTGTTTTTCTCTTGAAATATGGAAAGGGATATCAACGGTATCGTCAAATTGATACTTTATTATTTTAGGAAATTTATCATTTAAGTCTACTACTATTTTTATTGGTTTTCTAAAATTTTGACATTCTGACAATGCATCTGTAACGGTTGTTATTTTTTTATCTGTTATTTTTTTTAAAAATTGCATAGCCTTTTGTTTAGCAAATCCGCCATGTTCAATACATACGTAAGTACTCCACTTGTTAAAATCATCATAATAATAATCTATTTTAAAACTATCTGGCTTTCCGGCTTTCTGGTGACGGCCATAAAAAATATGATCTATCGTGTATTCTTTTGGTTTTTCCCATTTAGATAATATATCGGCCTCACTTGCAAGTTCTTTATGTTTGTCTTTCGTATCGAATACAAATCCGCATGTAGGGCATTCTGTAGCGGCTAAAAATAACAATTGTCCACAATTGGGACACGGTTTCATGGGAGCAGTGGTAATTTCGCGTGTTCCGTCTTTTTTTTTCCGAATTTCTATTTTATCGATGGGTCCCATCCGTTCTATATTCGTTCCAAAATCTAAAATTAAACAATTTTCTTTTGAGGGAGAAAGGCGCAAACCTCTTCCACACATTTGATAATAAAGTCCTGGCGACATTGTGCTTCTTAATAATATTATTGCATCAATTTCTTTATCATCAAATCCAGTAGTTAATATTCCTACATTGCAAAGAAATTTGAATTTTCCATCTTTAAAATCTTGTAAATTTTTATCATTTATATTTTTTGATTGTTTCGAATGAACAAATTTTGATTCTTGTCCTATTTTATTTAATTTTTCAGTAACTTCTTCACAATGTTTAATTCCTGCACAAAAAACTAATATTTTTTTTCTATTCCTCGTATATGTGGCAATTTCATTTACAGCTTTACAAACTAAATCATTTTTTTGGAAAGCCTTTTCCATTTCTCCGGGAACGTATTCCCCGCCTCGAACATGCACTCCGGTAAGATCAACTTTATTTATTCCGTTTTTTGATATAAGATCGCACAAATATTGTTTTTTATCTTTATTTTTATAATGTTCTGGATTTATTAATTCTTTTATTGTCACTTCATAGCATATATCTTGGAAAATTCTATTTTTATGACCTTCATCACAAAGGAGACCTCCTTTTGTTCTCCAAATTGTTGCGGATAATCCACATAAAATTAAATTTTGATTTATTTTAAAAAGATCATTTATAAATTTTCGATAGGTTCCTTCATTCTCTGACGGTACATTATGAACTTCATCTATTATACATAGATCAAAAAATCCAATTTCCCATGCTCTGTTTCTAACAGATTGTATACCAGTTATTAATATTCTATTGCGAGTATTTCTGCAATTTAATCCAGCAGAATATATTCCAATATCTAATAATTGATTATTTATATAATCTGTAATTGCGATATAATTTTGTTTTAATATTTCTTTTTGGCTTGAAATAACCAATATCCTTGTATTTTCATATTCAAGCATTCTTTTAATGATTTCAGCTATTACAATTGTTTTTCCGCCGCCTGTTGGGATAACGATTAAAATACCATTGTTTCCATGTTCCACATGTTTTAACGACCAATTAAAAAAACTGTCGGTCGCATCCTTTTGAAAATATCTTAATTTCATTTATTATTTAAATTGTTTTATCAATGATATTTTTTGTTATTTTACATTTATAACAAATTTTCGTTTTCATTTTTTTCTTTTTTCTTTCGATATAACTCTCGCCCTTTTGCCGGAGAATATCTTTTTCGATTATAATCAGAAACACATTCAATGCAGACTGATTTAGGTATATCCCTTCGATAGTCCCACCTAAATTTATTGAATGATTTTATTTTTCCGCATGACGTACAGTTTCGTTTTTTATGTTTATAGTCGATCATTATTTTTAGATTTCTCTAGAAATTCTTTATCTTTTTCTATTATCTCATATTATTTTTATATATCTTTTAACCTTGAATCAATTTTCCCTTCTTTGTTCCATGCTTTTATAACTATCGGTGACGATTCTACAATTTTCCCGTTAAATTTTTTTTCAATTTTTGACGTTGCGGCGGTTAAATTATTGATTGATTTTATTTTTTCTCGTAACTCTTTACTGGTATAGATTGCATCACATCGACCTTTAATTTCAGGCATACCAGTAAGATTTGTGTTTGAAAAATAAAAATTTTCACTTATCTTATATAAACATCCATCGTCTTGATGTTCAACAAGTTCAGCCTGAATAAGTGCAGGATTGTAAATATGGGAAATACAATCAAGACACAATATCGTTGGATCAATGATTTTATCTTTTAAAAGACATTTACGTTGTCCACCTTGAACCGGGTCGCTGTACCGGCATGTTTGGCAGTTTACTTGCGGAAAATTCTTATCGTGACATATTTTTTGGAATTCACACCATTTACAAGAAAAATATTCACGGCTTTCGGACAATCTCGCTGGGATTGTCCAATTGTCAAAAATTATAGACTTCGCTTTTTCGATTATTGATTCGGCATATTTCCGATTATATTCCGTGCGTATCGAAATATAACTACGTCCACCAGGAGTAGTAACTGTAAGGTAGTGCCGGGTGAGTTCGGCGCAATGCATGTATATTTGTGCCTGTGCATAATAGATTATATCCCATTCGTAAAGTGCTTGTTTCTCTCCCCTCTCTTGTCTACTTTTTTGAAGTTTATTAAATTTAATATCATTTACGCTCTTATGTTCCCATATGTGCCATGTCCCTGGAGCCTCGATAATTCCGCGTATTACGCCGTCAATATGTCCCGAAAAATGATCGAGCAGAAGCCTAAATCCAATTTGATCGTTATCATCTCCTGGTGCAATGATTCGAATACCTAAAACATTGTTTACGGTATTCGAAATATTAGTATGCAATTCAATGAAAGGGAGCAACCGCAATCGAAAAGCCATTACGCCTTCTTGCAAAAAACCATCTTCAATTGCTTTTATTCCTTTTTCAGTCCATTCTTTTTTTTCAGCATTACGAAAAGAATAAAATAATTTTCGCCAGCATTCGTCTCCAATTTGTGACATGCCCAAGTAATTTCTTTGTTTTTCAAGTGCTTTCTTTTGTTCAATTGCTGAATCAATTTTTAAAAGAGTTCGATCAAACTGTTCTTGTTTAGGCAATTGTGCCATTGTTTAAATCCTTGATGTATTTTATTTTTTTTGTGCTATCTCAAAATTTTCATCGTCGGAATCAAAATTTTCATGATCGAGAACGCCTCCCGTATAGTCGCCTGCTAATGTGGTATATGCTATTGAAAATGTATTAACAACTTTTTCAGTAGTTAATTTTTTGTCTCGGCTTTTTGTAAACATTGATTTCCACCATTTTTTTTCTAATTTTTCTTTTTTCGACATAATGCCTCTTTTGTCCTCTCGCATTTTTTCCGATATAATTTCCATCGTTTCATAATTTATATCATTTTTTTTTAATTCGGATAGTAGCAAAAATCGCATTTACTTTCCATCTGCCATTCGCAATCGTTATTCAACATGCAATTTTTACAAAATCTTTTTTTTGCGGGAATACAATTTTTATTATCATCACAACAATTTTCTAAAAGATAACTTATATCACACCAGCATTTACCATTTTGGTTACACAAACCATTTGAGTCATTCTCTTTGATATAATCCCGTATTATTTGAACTGTTGTTTTCATTTTATATACTCCTATCATAATCTTTTCAATAAAAATTCTATTTCTTCCACCTCTAGCGCGTCAGAATTTTTCATACGCTCTATTAATGATTTTTTAATAATTTTTTTTTCATTTGTGTCGCCTGATTTTAATTCATTCATTATTCGCATCCTACTTTTTTCATTGATTAATTCCATATATTATGTCCTGCATGGTGGGCGTTTGTAAATACCTCATATCTCATATATTAATATTCTCCGTGCTGGTCTATGAGACAAGAAGCATTTTTTGCAAAATCCATTATTGTCATTGTTTCATCATCTGTCCCCCTTGCGGGGTATGCCAGTTGATGTAATAACTGTTGCATCCTCATTAAATTATCATATTTTTCTTTTGGCGTTGATCCTTTCAATCTGTCAACTATTGCTCTTTCATATGAAATCATATAACCTCCCATTTTTTTATATTTTCTGGCGTCCAATATGAGTGATATAGTGGCCTGTGGTCGGACAGGGGATATGCAAGATTGCAAATTATTTTTAAAATGATTGTTCTTCCGGTTTTTTTATTCCAATTTTTTGCTGATTCCAAATATGCCCATCCACGTACTGGCATCAAAATACAACCAGTATGCTTATATTTTTGTAATTTTTTTTCGGTTGTACAGTGATATAAAATCATGTTAATTTTTATTCATCTCTAATATTTTATTTTCTAATTCAATTATTTTTTTTTCTTGTTCTTTAATGCATTTGGGACATAGATCAACAGACACAGATAATGTCGTTCCATTGACTGTACTGTATTCCTTCAATGGGAAACCACATGTCGAGCACCATACATCAATATTTACATTTTCAGTATGGTTAATTTTAATTGTTATTTCCGGCATGATTTTTCTCCTATTTTTTGTGATGATTTATCTTTGTTTAATAATTTCAAACATAAATTTCTTATTTGGGAAGCATGAAGAACAGTCTTGTCCAAACCGCATATTTCGAACGTTACTCTTTCATCAGTTACATAACTGCCCGGATTGCTTTCCGCAATATGCAAAATTTTTCTAATCATTCTTCTTTCTTCGGGTGTCATACTTCATTCCTGATTATAATTTTATAAATATGATTTTATTATTGCTATTTTCATTTTGGAAATATATATTTAATATATTTTTTTGAGTATGGATTCATTGAATTATCAGATTGATAAAAATAATCACAATGTCCGACTTTTTTCACCGGAAATAAATTTATTTTTCTAGATGAACAAAAAAAACTTCCATCCGAATTTTTTATTTTATAATCACAATTTAAACAAATATAAAACATTGTTGCATCATGTTAACGCAGATGGTGTAACATAGTTAGATTCTCCGTCGCGCCATGCAAGCGATTTTAAAATGGTATTACACTCTTCCGGAACTCCCTCAAAATGCCATGTATCAACAGATGGGTTTTTCATTTTCAGATAATTTGCTGTTCTGTTTTCTCCAATAGGCACCTCATATAATTGATATACCCCATCATCCGATTTTTCAATTATTTTACATTTCAGTTTTTTAACAACCCTTTCAATTCCAATTTTTCTGATTATTTCCCGCCGAACCTCGGCATTTTTTTCCGTTAGAATTAAATTGCAATCTAATTCATCGGCAGGAGTCATTACAATTTCCCGGTTGACCCGAACGCCATTAAGATACCACAGGCAATATCCATCAGAATATAATAACGCGGGTTTTCCGTCAGCATGTAATTGTATTCCCTTTTTGTGTATTTCTAATGGTCTTTCCGAAATAAAACAAATATTTTTATGAAAAAATATTGATCCTATAGATTTGATAAGCTCATACATATTTATTAAATCATTATTTAATTTTTCCCCATAATTTATATCTAAAAATAAATATGGGAAAAAATAAAAACTTATCCAGTTGATATCCCAATTACCCCAATATGCGTTGTGGAATATTTTATTATTTCTGAGATTATACCTGAGATTTTTACTGAGATTATTAATAAGATTATCACCGAGATTAATCCTGAGATTATTCTTAAGATTATCATAGAGATTATCATAGAGATTATCACTGAGATTATCACTAAGATTATTATTAAGATTATCATAGAGATTATTCAAGAGATTTTTATGGAGATTGTTATTAAAATTATTATAAAAATTATCCCGCAGATTTTCGATGAG